CAATGAGATAATGGATAACCTTGGGCAGGCAATAGGTCTTGCTCTTGACAAAGCTATTCTGTATGGTACAGGTGTTAAAATGCCTCTGGGTATTGCAACTCGGCTTGCGCAGACTACTCAACCTTCTAATTGGAGTGCTAATGCACCAGCATGGACCAATTTGAGCACGACTAATCTGGTGAGTTTTGATCCAACTGGCATGACACCTGAAGAATTTTTTGGTGAGCTGGTACAGTATCTAGGTATTGCAAAACCTAATTACAGTGTTGGCGGGACTTTCTGGGCCATGAACCGCACGACAAGGATGAAGCTGTTGTCCAAAGCGGTTGCTTTCAACGCTGCCGGTGCGATAGTGGCTGGTATGAACAACGCAATGCCTATCGAGGGTGGCGAGATAATCGAATTGCCGTTTATACCGGATAATGACATTATTGGTGGCTATGGAGAGTTGTATTTGCTGGCTGAGCGAGAGGGAGCAAGTCTGGCGGTATCCGAACATGTAAAGTTTATTGAAGATCAGACCGTATTCAGAGGAACTGCACGTTATGACGGTATGCCAGTATTCGGTGAAGGGTTCGTAATTGTGAATATCGCCGGTACAGCTCCAACTACTACGGTGCCTTTTGCGGCCGATGTGGCGAACGAATAATTTGAGGTGTTAGATTATGGCGAAGGTGATTGTAGGGTTTAAGTGCAAATATACGAGTAGGATATATCACGTTGGCGATATGTATGATGGCGACAAGCTGGAGGAATACAAGGCTAAAGGATACATTGCAGCAGAAGGAGAACTTTCGCAACAAGTTAATGAGGCAGCCAGCAAGAGGCCTAAAAAGAAAAGGGGCTGATATAAATGGCCACACAAATGGACACGAACAAAATATTATCGATGGTCAAAGCAAGATTGGGTATAACAGCAACGGTACGCGATGAATATTTGAATGCCATTATTGACAGTGTGGTTAAGGAGTTAGAAGACGAGAAAGGGTTGTTTCTTGATGGGGACAACCCTTATCATCTTATGTTTGTCGTTGATTATGCTACTTGGCGGTATCAGAGCAGGGATAGTGATACAGGTATGCCACGTCATCTGCAATATAGGTTGCACAACTTGTTTATACATGCAAAGGCGAGTGAGCGGCAATGACTTACGATAATGAGTTAATTTTAATAAGTCAATCCTATACTGCTGACGAGATAGGTAATCAAGTACCGGACCCTGAAAATGAAATTGAAACGAAAGTCTTATGTGGGATAAAGTCGACGACCCGAGATGAATTTTATAAAGCAGCACTTTCGGGACTTAAGCCTGAAATTGTCTTTGTAGTTCATGCTTATGAGTATAACGGGGAGCAAAAAGTAGAATTTAACGGTGAGTTATACAGAGTAATCCGTACGTATCAAACCGGATTCGAAGAAGTTGAACTTGTGTGCGAAAAGGTGACAAGCAATGGCTAGAAAATCTAATCCCTACGACATATCTGCTGTAATAGCAGAAGAGCTACAAAAATACTCAGAAGATGTAACCAATTATGTTAAGCAGGCCGTCGATGATATAAGCGCAGAACTTGTCGGGAATCTGAAACGTGACAGCCCTAAGCAGACTGGAGAATATGCAAAAAGTTGGACTTCAAAAAAAGAATATGAAGACAAATTTGTTAAACGAGTGCGAGTTTATAACAGTAAGCATTATCAGCTTACACATCTTTTGGAGTATGGGCATGCAAAGATAAATGGCGGTAGAGTTGCAGCTATTCCCCACATAAAGCCAAATGAGGAAAAGGCGATTGAAGAGCTAGAACGGCGAATAGAGGAGGCAATACAGAATGGGTCTGATTGAATTATATAAATTATTAGTGCGGACAGGTTATCCTGTTGCTTATTATCAGTTTGAAACGGACAAGAATAATCCTCCTCCGAAACCACCGTATATTGTATACTGGACTCCAAACTCAACCAGTTATGGTGCGGATGAAAGCAAAGCTCTGATAAGGAATACAACTGTGCATGTCGAGCTGTATACTGTCAAAAAAGATTTGGATGCGGAGGCAAAACTTGAAGATATCTTTGACAGCGCAAATATTCAATATGACAAGGACGAAGCGTTTATTGACTCGGAGAAACTTTATCAAATTGTTTACAGTTTTGAATTAATTCAGAAACTTTAGGAGGTGTTGATTTTATGGCAACATCTGAAGAGAGAATTGTGTTAGGCTCAGGTAAATTATATATAACTGAGTTTTCTGGAAATATACCGGCAGACACAGAATTGGAAAAGGATGAAAACCTTCTGGGGTTAATCCAGGGTGGGGCAACTCTTGAATATAAACCGACATTTTATGAAACGAAAGATGACTTGGGGCTTGTCAAAAAAACTATCCTCACCGAAGAAGAGGTAACTTTAAAGAGCGGAGTAATGACATGGAACGGCAAAACATTAGCAAAACTTTGCTCAACAGCAAGGATTAAGGAGGAAAGCGGAAAAAGAACAGTTAAAATTGGTGGAATAAATAATCAGACGGGAAAACAGTATGTTCTCAGGTTTGTCCATGAGGACGACGTTGATGGCGACATTCGGGTCACTATAGTCGGAAACAACCAAGCTGGTTTCTCTTTGGTGTTTGCTAAAGACAAGGAAACTGTTGTGGATGCTGAATTCAAAGCACTGCCGTTGGATAATGAGGGAACATTGATTATTTACGAGGAAGAAATACCAGAAGAAACAACCGAAAGTGGAAATTAATCAAAAGGCGGCTTCAATAGCCGCCTATAAGTCTATTCAAGGGGGTATCTTAATGCTGGATTTTACCAAGACGAAAAAACGTTTTTTAAATGTAAAGCTTGTCGATGGCACAGAAATCATGGTACGTATGCCGACAAAAAAGGTCTTTGATTCATTGATCAGTTTGCAGGAGAATTTAAATTCTTTGGAGCTTGATAATACTGAACAGATAAAGTTTGTATATGATTTGACAGCCGAGATTATGTCAAATAATCTGCAAAGCAAAAAGATAGACAGCGAATATATTGCAGAAATGCTTGACATAGAAGACATACAGATATTCTTCCTTGAATACGTGAAATTTGTAACCGGGCAAGTGAGCGACCCAAACTCAAAATCCCCTCAATCCCAGGAGATGAGGGAGACAGAGGGGAACAACGATACCAATGTACAACCTTCTGGGAAAGATTAATCCATGAACATACAGGCCTAAACTATTATCAAATCCTAGAATTGACGATTGATGAATATTTGCGATTGCGTAGAGACGCTTATATATACAAATTGATGCAAACAGAAGAAGGGCGAGAATATCTTGAAAAATGCTGGTTACTGCAACAAACCAAGCCCGACAGGAAGACATTGAGGAAGCGATTTGGCCCAGAACGGGGGTGAAAACGTGGCAAAAGGCATAAAGGGCATAACGATTGAAATTGGCGGTAACACAGCCCCTTTGGATAAGGCTCTTAAGGACGTAAATAAAACAACCCGTGATTTGCAGAGCGAACTTAGAGCTGTAGATAAAGCACTCAAATTTGACCCTGGTAACCTTACTTTGGTATCGCAGAAACAAAAAATCTTAAAAGAAGAGATTGCAGCAACGAAAGAAAAGCTGGACATACTGAAGGAAGCGCAGAAGCAGGTAAACGAGCAATTTAAACGAGGCGAGATAAGCGCAGAGCAGTACAGGGCATTTCAGAGGGAGTTAGAGAGTACAAAAGCGAAGCTGGCCAGTTTAAAAGAAGAACAAAAATCGGTATCTGTTATTGGCACGGCTTTTGAAAATGTAAAAATTAAAGTAGTTGAAGTTACGTCAAAACTTGAGCCTTTAGCCAATGGTTTGAAGAACGTCGGAAAGGCGGCCGCACAGATAACTGATGCCGGTATTAAAACAGTAGCTGGAGCAGTTAATATTGCAGAGAAAGGCTTAAAAGTTTATACTGGTGCAGTAACAGCAGCTGGAACAGCCCTTGCTGGGTTGACGGTTAAAGCAGGGGCCGCTGCAGACGATATAAACACCCTTGCGGCGACAACTGGTTTGTCAACCGAGCAGATTCAGAAATTTCAATATGCTTCTGATCTTATTGATGTATCCCTCGAAACTATGGCCGGCAGTATGTCCAGGATGATCCGCAATATGGGAACCGCTCAAAGAGGAACAGGAGATGCAGCAAAAGCGTTCCAAGCGTTGGGGGTTTCAATAACTGACAGTAATGGAGAGCTAAGAGACAGCGAAACAGTGTTCAATGAGGTCATAAGCGCGCTTTCCGCTATGGAAAACGAGACTCAGCGGGATGCTTACGCCATGCAAATATTCGGCAGATCAGCCCGGGAATTAAATCCCCTTATTGAAGGCGGTGTTGAGGTCCTTAAACAATTAGGTGATGAAGCTTCAAAAGCGGGATTAATACTATCTCAAGAAGCGCTGGATCATCTAAATGCATTCAACGACAGCATAGATATATTGAAAGCCAATGCCGGACAAGCAACAAATGTTTTGGCAGGAACTTTTGCTGGAGGATTTAAACAAATAACTGACTTGATTGGTGCTATGATCCCTCAAATAACAGGATCTATAGCGCAAATATTTAGCGGAGAGAACATGGCCGCTGCACAGCAAAAACTTACAAATGACTTGATCAATAGCGGCAATCAAATAATTGCTAATGTTGCCGCTCAACTGCCTAAGTTTTTGGAAGGATTTAATGCAATAATTATCAGTATGGTGACAGCTATTTCGGCAGTATTACCTGGTGCAATAAATACTATTTTGCCAACACTTATCAATGGGTTTGTAAACTTAATAAATGGGATTTTGCCTCAAGTTCCGATATTATTGCCCGTGATTATAGATGCTGCTGTGACATTGTTTATGGGCTTACTGGACGGTCTTAATCAGATAATTCCGCAGCTTATGGCTATGTTGCCTGATTTAATTCATAAGATTTCCGATACCTTAGTTCAGAATTTGCCACTAATAATTCAAGCAGGTATACAGATATTAATAAGCCTGATAGAAGGTATTACCAATACTATTCCACAACTGATAGATGCGGTTATTGCTCTGATACCTGTAATCGTTGAAGCGATTACAGAAAACCTGCCGAAACTGATTGAAGCAGGAATACAGCTCATAGTAGCCATTGCCGAAGGATTACCGAAAGCCATACCTGCAATTATGCAAGCTTTGCCTGAAATCATAAATGCGATAGTCACTGGGTTAACTTCAGTGAATTGGCTCCAGGTTGGCATAGACATTATTAAGGGTATTGCTAAGGGACTTATAGATGGTATCAAAAATATTAATTTCAAAAGTATAGGTCAAAGCCTTTTGAATGGTTTTAAGAATGTACTCGGCATACACTCACCGTCTAAGTTGTTTAGCGATATTGTCGGTAAAAACCTTGCTCTGGGTATTGGTGAGGGATTTGTCGATAGTATGAAAGCCGTATCTGTAGAAATGGCGAAAGCTATCCCTGATACATTTGCAAGTCCTGTCATAAAGCCCAATATATCAATGGGTTCAAGTAATCCAATTATGTCCGCAATAAGCGCTGCACAAGAATTTGTCATAAATAATTATACAATCCTTGATGGTAAACAGATACAAAAATCCACAAGCAGGCTTCAGGCACAGGCTAATCGCAGTAAGGCAAGAGCTTTGGGAGTGATGTCTGCATGATAAGCTGGTTTGAATATAACGGGATAAAAAGCAATGAATTTGATATTGTTTGCAGGTCTGCGAGCCTCCCTATACTCCCTTCCGTCCGCTCTCAGCAAATGCAAATATACGGGAAATCCGGTGTAATTGATTATGGCGGCGGGGATTATGATATGCGCAAGCTAATAATGAATATCGCATACGTCGGCGATAATTATCTTGAGTTCAGGAGCAGAGCTCGGAAAATTGCAGCATGGCTGACAACTCAACAGTGGGCAAAGCTTATAATATTTGATGAACCCGATAAATATTATCTTGCACGTGTTTTGGACGGTGTTGATTTTGAGAGTATATGTAGGCTTGGACAGGCTGACATTACATTTGAATGTCAGCCTTTTGCATACATGTGTACCAGTACCGGCTCCGATCCAACCTGGGATGAGGCAGATTTCCCGTGGATAACAGATATTCCATGGAATATGGTTCAATCCTATCAATTTTCAGCAACCGGAACGACCAACTATACGTTTGAGCATCCTGGAACGCAGGAAATCGGGTG